GAGTCCGGAGCGATTGGTAGTTATAGATTAATATTTAGTAGATCAGGACAAACCGATATCTCCGTAGATATTATATGTGATATAGGTGCCGTTGCAGATGGAAGTTAATTATGGACCATAAAGATAAAAAAACACCCGAAGAAAAGGTAGAGTATGACTACGATTACTCTCGCGCTACATACTATGAACTGATTGAAAAGGGTAAAGAGTCTCTTGACCTTATGATCGAAGTTGCTCGTGAATCAGAACACCCTCGTGCGTTTGAAGTGTTATCAGGTATGGTCAAAAACATATCCGATGTCAACGATAGACTGATGGATCTGAATAAGAAACAAAAAGAAATGACAGCACCTACTAAACACGAAGCTAAACAGATTACAAACAACAATGTGTTTTTAGGAAGTACAACTGATTTACAGCGAATACTAAAGAATGAAATAAAGGTGATTGCACAAGATGACACAAGCGTTACGAATGTCGAATGAAACATATCAATACAATCATCTTGTAAAAAAAGACGGGGTCGTTCAGGAGTGGACGCAAGAACAGGTTATAGAGTATGCCAAATGCATGGGGGATCCCTCGTACTTTGCTGAAAATTACATTAAAATCATTTCATTGGATAGCGGTTTGGTTCCATTCGATCTGTATCCATATCAAGAACGTATGTTCGAGCATTTTAACAATAATCGGTTTAACATTGTACTTGCTTGCCGACAATCTGGCAAGTCAATTTCGTCTGTCGCCTATATTCTCTGGTATTCAATCTTTCACCCCGAAAAAACCGTTGCTGTTCTGGCTAACAAAGGTTCCACTTCGAGAGAAATGCTCGGACGTATCACGCTTATGCTCGAGAACCTTCCGTTCTTTTTACAGCCTGGTTGTAAGACTCTCAATAAGGGTAGTATCGATTTTTCTAATAATTCTAGGATTGTTGCTGCTTCTACCAGCGGTTCTTCTATTCGTGGTATGTCTGTTAATCTGCTCTATCTCGATGAGTTTGCTTTTGTTGAGCGAGCAGCTGAATTCTACACATCAACATACCCCGTTGTCTCCGCAGGAACAGACACCAAAGTAATCATCACATCAACCGCAAACGGTATCGGTAATATCTACCATAAATTATGGGAAGGCGCAAACCAAAAGACTAATGAGTTTGTACCGTTTCGAGTTGACTGGTGGGATGTTCCAGGACGTGATGATGTTTGGAAACTCGAAACAATCAACAACACAAGTCAAGTGCAGTTCGATCAAGAATTTGGAAATTCTTTTCACGGCACAGGGGACACCCTAATAAATGCAGAGACGTTAATGTCATTACGAGCAAAAACGCCTCTGCGGGTCTTAGAGGGCGGTCTATTGTCCATCTATTCAGAGACTTGCGCAAGCCACGAGTACATCATGACCGTTGATGTATCGAAAGGAAGAGGTCAGGACTATTCTACGTTCACTGTTATTGACATTACGACACGCCCTTTTAGTCAAGTGGCTGTGTATCGGAACAATACTATCTCTCCAATACTCTTCCCTGAAATTATTTATAAGTATGCAGTTTCTTACAATAATGCTTATGTTGTAGTAGAAGCAAACGATCAAGGCGGTGTGGTCTGTAATGGTTTATATTATGATCTCGAATATGAAAATACGCATGTGTCATCGCTAATAAAATCTTCACATATTGGTGTGGAGATGAACAGAAGAACGAAAAGACTTGGTTGTTCTGGTTTTAAAGACGTTTTGGAGTCTGGAAAATTAGAATTGTGTGATGAAAATACTATATTAGAAGTGTCGACTTTCATAGGTAAAGGGCAGTCGTATGAAGCGTCAGACGGTAATCATGACGACCTAGTTATGAACCTTGTTTTGTTTGGATATTTTGTTACGTCCGAGCAGTTTTTAAACCTTACCGATATTAATGTTAAAGACATGATGTTTTCTGAAAGAATAAGAGCCATCGAAGATGATGTTGTTCCTTTTGGATTTATTGACACGGGTGCTGACGCAATAGCAGCATATGAAGCAACGCAAGAAGATCAAGATCGATATGCTTGGCAAGTAGTGCATGACCCTGAATTCTGATTTGTATAAATAAAGTCATTGAATTCCGTATTATGAAACACTTATCATAAGCAAATCGAAAAGGATACTAATATGTCACTCTTTAATCCAAATGGGTCTCCTAGTGTACTTGTAAGAGAGGTTGATCTGTCTAGCGTAGTGCCGGCAGTCTCAACCAGTACAGGTGCATATGTTGGAGAATTTAATTGGGGTCCAGTAGGTACACCAATTCTGGTGGGCAACGAAGCAGGTTTGGTAGAGGCATTCGGTGCTCCGACCTCAACTGATACTTCGTCCCCTAGTTCTGTTGATTTCATTTCAGCAACATACTTCTTAAAGTATGGGCAAAGTTTGTATGTTTCTCGAGCAATCGACGAAACTACCGCTAAGAACGCAGGAGACGATGCCGTAATTTTTGTCGCAAACAAAGAAGTTTTTGATGAAAGTTCTTTAATGTCTTCTTTTACCGCCAAATATCCAGGTAAAATAGCGAACTCATTATCAGTTCACGTTTGCGGGGACTCTGATCAGTTCCTCTCGTGGGGCGTTGGCCAACCGTGGAGCAATGTTAAAGGTGCTTTTGACGGAGGTCCAGATACTTCTCCGGTAGTTGCAGCAGCAGGCGGAACAGAAGACGAATTTCATGTTGCGGTTGTAGATTCGGATGGACTTATTACTGGTACAAAGGGCACAATCCTTGAGACTTATGCTTATCTTTCTGGCGCTAAAGACGCCAAAACACAAGACGGCGCAAACAATTTTATTGTTGACGTAATTAACAACAAATCTGAATGGGTTTGGATGAGCGAAGCAAAAATTGTCGCGGCAGCTTCTGATAAAGGTTTCAGCAAAATCGGCGACTTAGTGAACGACTGGGGAGCATCTCCACACACTAACGTTAACAACGGTAGATACAATTTATCTGGAGGATTGAACGCAGCTGCAAGTGTTGGCGATTTTCAGGAAGCATGGGACGTGTTTTCTGACGCAGATAAAGTTCAAATCGACCTTGCAATAGTAGGCAACCACGCTACAGTAGAAACATCAGTTAATATGACAAATTATGCAACTGCAATTGCTGAAGGTCCGGCAAGAAGGGATTGCGTAGTAATTGCATCTCCTCCAAGAGATATAATTATTGGAGCATCGCCTACCTCAGCTGTTGATGAAACGGTTGGATGGTCTAATAAATTAAATGCTTCTTCTTATCTGATTACTGATAATAATTATCTTAAAACTTATGATAAGTACAACGATAAATATGTTTTTATCCCCGCAGCATCTTCTACTGCTGGTTTAATGGCAGCAACTGATAGAGTAGCGGCGCCATGGTTCTCTCCTGCTGGTCAAAGAAGGGGAAGATATATCGGGGTTACTTCTTTAGCATACACGCCAGATAAAACACAAAGGGATACTTTGTATAAAGCAAGTGTGAATCCTATCGTAAACCTTCCTGGACAAGGTGTTTTGCTTTATGGTGATAAGACTAAAGAGGCGAGACCTTCTGCGTTCGACAGAATCAATGTTCGAAGGTTGTTCCTCGCAATAGAAAGAGCAATTAAACTTGCATCAGCAAATGTTTTGTTTGAATTTAATGACGAGTTTACTCGTGCTGAATTTGTAAACATCGTTGAACCTTTCTTGAGAGAAATACAAGGAAGAAGAGGCATAACTGATTTCTTAGTTGTTTGTGACGAAACAAACAATACAGCAGCAGTTATCGATTCAAACCGATTCATAGCAAGTATGTTTATTAAACCTGCTCGCTCAATCAACTATGTTACTTTGAACTTTGTTGCAGTTAGAACTGGAATTGAGTTTCAAGAAGTAGTTGGAATCGTTTAAGCAACTCGCAAGGAGAAATAAATGGCTATTCTAGGAGTCGACGACTTTAAATCGAAATTGCGAGGCGGTGGTGCGCGCGCAAACTTATTTAAAGCGACAATAAACTTTCCAGCATATGCTGGCGGCGATGTTGAATTGACATCGTTTATGTGCAGATCTGCACAATTACCTGCTTCTTCCACAGGAGTTATTGAAATACCTTTTCGTGGTAGAATTTTAAAAATTGCCGGTGACCGAACGTTTGAAGATTGGCAAGTGACCATGTATAATGACACTAACTTCGGGACAAGAGATTCAATTGAGCGATGGTTAAACGGTATTAATGCCCATACTGGAAACAGTGGACTTGTTAATCCTGTTGATTACCAAGCGGATCTGATTGTAGAACAATTAGATCGCGATGAATCTGTTCTGAAAAAATATAATTTTAGAGGCGCTTTTCCCATTGCAATGTCGGGGATTCAATTAGATTATGCACAACAAGGTGAAGTTGAAACGTTTGATGTTAATTTTGCGATTCAGTACTGGGAATCAAACACCACAACCTAGTTTTAAACAGGCGATAAATATGGGGGGAAGCAATGAGTTTCCCCCCACTTTTACATAGGACATTACATGGCAGACGATAATATTTTAAAACTTTTCGGGTTTGAATTAAAACGCTCAAAGAAAAAAGACGATTCCAATTTAAAATCTGTCGTCGCTCCTACTGATGATGACGGTGCGGGATATGTCACGGCAGCAGCTGGGCATTGGGGTACATATGTTAATCTAGACGGTGATCAAGCAAAAGACAATCACCAACTAGTTATGAGATATCGCGGTGTTTCTATGAACCCCGAAGTCGATATGGCAATTGATGAAATCACAAACGAATCTATTTCTGCTTCAGAATTAAAATCTACGGTTGAATTGTCTCTTGATTCTGTAGAAATTTCTGACAAATTAAAAAAACAAATTAACGAAGAGTTCACGAACATTATTTCAATGTTGAAGTTTAACGAACTTGGACACGACATATATCGTTCTTGGTATATTGATGGTAGAATTTATTATCACTTATTGGTTAATGAATCTAACCCTAAATTGGGAATTCAAGAGATACGGAATATTGATGCTGCTAAAATGCGAAAAGTTAAGCAGGTTAAATACAAAAAAGATCCAAAAACTAATGCAAAAATCGTAGAAAATGTTGACGAATTCTATATTTATGAAGAGAAACCAGGATCGCACACTTCAGCTGTAAAATTTTCAAGCGATTCTATACAGTATACCACTTCTGGTTTGTTAGACGAAACTAAAAAAAGAGTTGTTTCTCATCTTCACAAAGCATTAAAACCTATCAATCAATTGCGAATGATGGAAGACTCTCTAGTCATTTATCGCTTGGCGCGAGCACCAGAAAGAAGAATTTTTTATATTGATGTTGGTAGTTTGCCGCGCGGCAAAGCAGAACAGTACATGAAAGATATTATGGCAAAATATCGTAACAAGTTGGTCTATGATGCTAACACCGGTGAACTCAAAGACGATCGTAAACATATGTCTATGCTAGAAGATTTTTGGTTGCCGCGCCGAGAAGGTGGGCGAGGCACTGAAATCTCTACGCTTCCTGGCGGCGATAACCTTGGTCAGATAGATGATATTATTTATTTTCAAAAAAGATTGTATCGCTCCCTCAATGTTCCGGTTAATCGACTTGAGCAAGAAGCACAGTTTTCTTTAGGTCGGTCCACTGAAATATCACGCGACGAATTAAAGTTTCAGAAATTTGTTGATCGACTGCGCAAAAGATTTTCTCAAGTCTTTTTAGGCATACTTAAAAAACAGTTGATCTTAAAAGGCATCATTACTGAAGAAGATTGGATTGATTGGAAAAACGATATTGCTGTTAGTTTTGTCAAAGATAATGCATTTTCTGAATTAAAAGAGTCTGAAATTCTTAGAGAAAGGTTGGGTCTTATGACTGAAAGCGATCAGTTTGTAGGTAATTATCTTTCCAAAGAGTGGATTTGGAAAAATGTTATGCGTTTTACTGATGATGAAATTGCTGAGATTCAAAAACAAATCGAAGGCGAAGAACCTGCGCTCGACCAAGAAGAAGAACCTCCGCAGGAAGAAACGCCCCCTGCGCCAGCGCCAGCACCTGTTACTATTAATGTGAGCGGCAGCGGGGAAGCAGAAAAAGAAAAGTCTTCCAAGAAAAAAGAACAGTATGTTCCGTCTCAAGAAGACGAGCTTTTAGAAAACATGACTCGGTTTATGAGCAAATTGAATGAGCAAGATTAGTCCTGTTGTAACTACCGCATTTGGTATAGCACATACGGAAAAGCGGATAGGACAATTAGAAGAAAAATGGTTTGACATCATAAATGAAGTCGAAACTATACGTGGTCCTGCGGGTCTAGACGGAAAGCAGGGTCCGAAAGGAGATAAAGGTGTCAAAGGAGATCGAGGAGATACCGGCGAACAAGGAATTGCCGGTGCTGACGGAACATCAGGACGTGATGGCATTGATGGCAAAGACGGTGAGAGAGGTGAAAAGGGAGAGACTGGAGAACAGGGATTACAAGGTCTTCAAGGACTCAAAGGCGATAAGGGCGATATCGGACCTATGGGTGAAACTGGTCTGCAAGGTGAAAGGGGACTAACAGGTGATACAGGAAAGACCGGAGCCAAAGGAGACACTGGAAAAACTGGTGAGCGGGGCAAAGATGGCGCTCAAGGCGATGCTGGTCCAAAGGGAGACGTGGGGTTACAAGGCGTCCAAGGAATACAGGGTCTCAAAGGAGACAAAGGAGATACTGGACTTCGTGGAGAAAAGGGCGAACGAGGAGAAACTGGACCTCAAGG